CAAACCCGATCTGCGCAAGCGGATCGTGAGCCAAGTCAAGTCGGCCGCAACGCAGGGCACCGGAGCAGGCCAGTGGTCAGCCCGTAAAGCGCAGCTTGTGGCCAAGAAGTACAAAGCCGCAGGCGGCGGGTACAAGGACTGACGTGAAAGCGCCCCAGCAATCCCTCAAAGACTGGGGCGACCAGAAATGGCGCTCTAAGAGTGGGAAGCCGTCTTCAAAAACAGGTGAGCGTTACCTGCCGGAGAAGGCGATAAAATCGCTCAGCCCCGCAGAGTACGCGGCCACCACAAAAGCCAAGCGTACTGGTAAGGCGGCGGGTAAACAGTTTGTAGCCCAGCCTAAGACCATTGCCAAAAAGACAGCGAGCTTCAGATGACCACTTCCGGCACTACCGATTTCAACCTTGAATTCACAGAGATTGCTGAGGAAGCGTGGGAGCGGGCTGGCCGCGAGATGCGTACGGGTTATGACCTGCGTACTGCTCGCCGTTCGATGAATTTGATGACCATTGAGTGGCAGAACCGTGGCATTAACATGTGGACGATTGACGAGGGCTTCATCAACCTTGTCCAAGGTATTAACACCTACGATCTTCCTGCGGACACCATTGACTTGATGGAGCATGTCATTCGCACGGGCGCGGGCAACGTGTCCACGCAAGCCGACCTCTCAATCACACGTATCAGCGTATCCACATACGCAACAATCCCAAACAAGTTACAGCAAGCTCGACCTATTCAAGTTTGGATACAGCGACTGCGTGATAACCCCAAGATCACCGTCTGGCCAACTCCTGATCAGGGTACCGTGGGTAACCCATACTACGTGTTCAAATACTGGCGCATGCGCCGTATACAAGACGCTGGGGCTGGTGTAGAAACTGCGGACGCTAACTTCCGATTCCTACCGGCGCTGACCGCAGGGCTGGCCTACCATATTGCCATGAAGGTGCCTGAACTTGCGCCGCGCATTCCGATGTTAAAGGCTGCGTACGATGAGCAATTTGACTTGGCCGCAGGAGAAGACAGAGAAAAGGCAGCGATCCGGTTTGTGCCGCGTCGCTCCTACATTGGGGGTGGCTGATGGGTAACCGTTTTGCCTCCGGCAAGATTGCGATTGCAATTTGTGACCGTTGTGGGTTTCGATTTCGTTTGCGCGAATTGCGCACGCTGATCGTTAAAACCAAACAGGTCAACATTTTGGTCTGCACAAATTGCTGGGAACCTGATCAGCCGCAGTTGCAGTTGGGTATGTACCCTGTGGATGACCCGCAAGCGTTGCGCAACCCACGGAACGATAATACGTACTACCAGTCTGGTACGTTGGCGGATGGTGGAATTGGCGGGGGTAGTCGAAACATCCAGTGGGGGTGGAACCCTGTGGGGATGGCTCAAAGTTTTGATTCTGCGCTCACACCAAATAACTTGGTAGGGCTCGGACAAATTGGTACAGTAACGGTTGTGATCACATAAGGAGTCCAAAATGGCTTTTACAAAATCTGCGGATGGCATCGCTAAAAAGGGCAAAACCGAAGGCAAAAACCTCGGTAACAGTGGCCCTGCGGTTGGCATCCAAGCTGGTGGCAAACCCGGCAAAAGTGGCGGCGGCAAATCTAACACCGACATGAAGTCGATGGGCCGTGGCTTGGCAAAAATTGCAGCACAAAAGCGAGGCTAATCATGGCTACATACAGCAAGAAAATGATGGGCAAAGAGGTTGGCGCTGCCAGCGTCTACGCCAAGCCGCACACGATGTCCGGTAAACCTGTCAAGCTGACAAGCAACCCCGGCAGTGGCCCAGACCACAGCAAAGCTGACACCGTGAACATGTCTGCTGGAAACATCTACAAACGCGATGATGCTGGCCCAAAAACCAGCGGTATCGTCGTGCGTGGTGGCAAGGCTCAGACCAAAGGCAAGATGGCCCGTGGCCCTATGGCCTAAGAGGTAGCGCATGAACTACGCTGACTTGTGTACCAACATTCAAGACATCTGCGAGAACGAGTTTTCTGCGCAGGCGTTAGCTATGTTCACCGAGCAGGCTGAGCAGAAGATTTACAACACGGTGCAGATTCCTGCAATTCGCAAGAACGTGATTGGGGCACTGTCTTTGGGTAACAAGTACCTTCAGATTCCATCTGACTTTTTGTACGTGTACTCGCTGGCTGTGATTGACGCCGCAGGCGAGTATCACTACTTAATTGACAAGGATGTGAACTTTATACGTGAAGCGTATCCTCGCGATGTCACTGCTACTCGCAGGCTGCCGCGATACTACGCAATCTTTGACGACTCTGCGTTTATTGTTGGCCCCACACCTGATCAGTCGTACAGCGCAGAGTTACACTACGGCTATTACCCTGAGTCCATTGTTACAGCAGGCAATACATGGCTAGGCACCGAGTTCGATTCTGCACTCTTGAACGGCGCACTGATTGAGGCTATCCGCTTCATGAAGGGCGAGGCGGACATGATTGCGGTTTACGATAAGTTGTATATTCAGGCAATCGGCCTTCTGAAGAATTTGGGTGATGGTAAGTTACGTACCGATACGTATCGAACTGTTCAAGTCCGCAACCCCGTTAGTTAAGGAGTAAGAAATGGCAATCACACAAGCAATGGCTACGTCGTTCAAAGTTGGCATCCTCGATGGGGAGTTTGACTTTGGCTCTGGCACATCTCAAGTTTTTAAAATTGCACTGTTCACGTCAGCGGCTACGTTGGGCGCGGCTACGACTGCATATAGCACGTCCGACGAAGTTGTTGGTGCCGGATACACCGCAGGTGGTAACACGCTTGTCGTCAGTCAGGTTCCGACATCGACGGGCACCACAGCGTTCCTTGATTTCTCGGACACCACATGGACGACTGCCACGATCACTGCGCGAGGCGCATTGATTTACTTGGCCAACGGCGGAACTAATCCTGCGGTTGCCGTGTTGGACTTTGGCAGTGACAAGACTTCTACCGCTGGCGATTTCACTATCCAGTTCCCTGCCGCAGACGCGACCAACGCGATTTTGCGTATCGCCTAACGGTGAGTAGGTGGCTGATGCAACGGTAGCCTTTGAAGGTTGGGGTGCTTCCGGCGTTGCTTGGGGCTCCCAAGGGTGGGGTGTTGGCCATTCAGATGTAACTGCTACCGGCGCGGTTGGTACAGTTTCGGTCAGTTTAGGCATAACTGTACTTCCCTCTGGCGTTGAAGCCACCGGGCAGATAGGCACGGTTGCCGTAACCACGACCGCAAACGTCTTTCCCACGGGTGTAGAGGCTACAGGGGCTGTTGGTACCGTCGCTGTAGCAGCAGGCGCTGACGTAGCGGTTACCGGACTTCAAGCCACAGGGCAGGTAGGTTCTGCCACTGTCACCGCAAGCGCAAACGTCTTTCCCTCTGGCGTTGAAGCCACAGGGCAGGTAGGTTCTGCCACTGTCACCGCAAGCGCAAACGTCTTTCCCACGGGTGTAGAGGCTATAGGGGCAGTTGGTACGGTAGTAGTGGTGGCGGAGGCCACTGTCTCCCCAACAGGTGTCGAAGCCACAGGGCAGGTAGGTACCACCACAGTCACCGCAAGCGCAAACGTCTTCCCCTCTGGCGTTGAAGCAACCGGGCAGATAGGCACGGTTGTAATTGCTGCTGACGCAAATGTGTCTGCAACGGGTGTAGAGGCCACTGGCGCAATTGGAACGGTTACTGTTGTGGCCACCGCTGTGGTTTTTCCCACAGGCGTTGAAGCAACCGGCGCAGTAGGTACCACCACGGTTACCGGCGATGCAAACGTATACCCCTCTGGCCTTGAAGCCACCGGCCAAGTTGGTACTGTGGTGGTGCAGGCAGATGCAGTTGTCCAAGTTACAGGGGTTGATGGCACAACGCAGCTTGGCACCGTAACAGTTACGGGTAGTGCCAACATCCCCCTCATAGGCGTTGAAGCGACCGGTGAGGTCGGTACCGTTGTTATTATTGGTGAGGCGGTTGTTACTCCCACTGGTGTATCCGCCACGGGTCAACTGGGTATTGTCACAGTCACGGGCACAGCCAATGTATTTCCTTCGGGTCTTGAGGCCACGGGCGCGATTGGCCAAGTCACTTTTGCCCTGTCGATTGTGGTTTCCGTCACGGGCGTTTCTGGCACCATGGAGTTGGGCAGTGTGGGTGTCACGGGCGAGGCTACGGTGTTCCCAGTGGGCGTCCAAGCCACGGGTGAGATAGGACAAGTAAATGTTTGGGGCCAAATAGATGACGGACAGTCAGCAAACTGGCAAAATATCAACGATGCTCAGGCAGCCGTATGGACTGCTGTGGGTGATACGCAAACTGCGGGCTGGCAACAAGTTGTCACATAAGAGGGTAAACAGATGACCACACAATACACACCAACGCTGAAATTGGCGCTCCCCGTTACCGGTGAACTCTCGGGTACGTGGGGAGATACCGTCAACGACAACATCACTTCGATGATTGAGCAAGCCATTGCGGGTCTCGCAACGATCAACACTTGGACTGCCAACGCTCACGTGCTGACTACAGCCAATGGCACGACCTCTGAATCACGTTGCGCCATGCTCGTTGCGGCTGACGGCGCTGGAGGTACGGCCCTCACGGCTGCGGGCAACATTGTCTGCCCCGATGCAGCTAAGTTGTACGTGCTGAGAAACAACTCAACGTACGCTATCACACTCAAGACCTCCGCGGGTTCTGGTGTGGCCGTTCCCGCTGGCCAGATCGCTTTCTTGTTCTGCGACGGCACCAACGTCAACGCTTGCGTGACGACCATCGTCAACGGCAATGTGTCTGGTAACTTGTCTGTCAACGGCAATTTGACCGTCGATGGCAACACCACGCTGGGTAATGCAACAAGCGACACCGTGACTGTGACTGGGCGATTTGCCACTGATCTGCTACCTTCAACTGACAACGCTCGGGATTTGGGTTCGGCTGCTAATGCGTGGAGAGACTTACACATCGACGGCACTGCAACAATTGCCACTCTCAATGTCACCACGATTGACACGACCAACATCGAAGTAACAAACATCAAGGCCAAGGATGGTACAGCGGCAATTGTTCTGGCGGATAGCACCGGCGTAGCGACTATCAACGCTGCCCCCATCCTGACAGCCCTGACCGCCTCGCAGGCAGTGTTTACGAACGCTTCCAAGGCGCTTGTATCCAACGCCATTACGGGTACCGGCAACGTGGTCATGTCTACGAGCCCAACGCTTGTAACTCCTGCACTTGGCACACCCTCAAGCGGCACGGTGACAAACCTGACAGGCACAGCCTCCATCAACATCAACGGCACTGTTGGCGCTACAACAGCCAACACAGGCGCGTTCACCACACTGACAGCCAGCACAAACATCAATTCCACCCGTATCAACCCGCGCACATCAACAGTCGCCGACACCGCCACCCTCACGCCTGACATCTCTACTCACGACCAGTTCAACATAACTGCACAGGCACAGGCACTGACAGTCGCTGCACCCAATGGAACCCCAGTGGACGGTAACAAGCTGATCCTGCGCATCTTGGACAACGGAACGTCGCAGACGATCTCTTGGAACGCCACGTACACCGTGATTGGCACAACATTACCGACAGCCACAGTCGCCAATAAAATGACCTACGTTGGTTGCATTTACAACTCGACAAACACCCGCTGGGATGTGGTTGCCGTAACCACACAAGCATAAGGAGCAATCATGCAGATCATTTTCAAATTCGACACCCCGTTTGGCTCGTTCTGCGATGCTTTGAACTTGCCTGATGACCACGGTTTGACTGATGAGCAGTTGGAGGCCATGAAGCAAGAACGCCTGACCAACTGGCTGGCTGTTGTCAATCCATCTCCTGAGCAGATTGAAGCCATGAGGCTTGAGCAACTGGCCTTTGAAGAAGCTGCTGTAGAACCTACTGAGGAGGTCTAAATGGCAAACAGGTTCTGGGTTGGCGGGACAGACCAGTGGAACGGCGTGGCTGGCACCAAGTGGGCCACTACGTCCGGTGGCGGTGGCGGCGCAGCTTTACCTACG